AATAGAGAGCTTTATCATGCACTAGAACATATCGACACGGCATCAACGGCTATCTTGCATCAGGTTTGGGAAACAGCCATGATACATAATAACTTAGCTATGGCAATACTTATACGCTCGTATCAAAGGGGAATAGAAACGCAAAGAAAGACTGATAATGGAAGTGATAAAGCAGTTAATAAATAATAACGTATGGCAGATTTATTTTACGATGATGGCTATGATAATATTTACATTATGGAGGATATATAAATGATTATTTCCGTCGGGGATTTAGTATTTATGAAAAACGAGTCTGTCTTATCAAAGGCGATTCGGTTAGTATCTACAGGTAAGATCGGACAAGAAGTGCCGAGCCACGTTGCAATCGTTTTAAACGTATTAAACGATGACATTGAATTGATTGAAGCGAATTATACGGGAGTCCGCAGGATAATGTTGTCGAAGCACAAGAACTGCACATTCTGGTTCGCTCAGATGCGTAGTCCTCGTGCAATTAACTTAGGTATATATTGGGCGATTAGCCAAAAAGGGAAGGGATACGATTATACAGCTCTAATCAGTATTTTCTTAAGGTCATTTGTACGGTTACTTAGTCCTGCGGTTTATAATAGAATAAAGTTTTTAAGGAATTTATTAGAGTCTAAAATGCGGTGGTTCTGTAGTGAATATGTTTGCTTCTATGCCAGAGAGACGGGAAAAGACTTATGGCATCATGCTCCAAGCGAGACAACGCCATATGACGTATTTAGGAGTCCAGAGATAATATTATATGGCTATAAAGTTACTTAGCATAATACTGTGTGTACCTCTCATAGTCGGATGCGGAGCGACTATAAAAGTCTTCAGAGATGAAGAGGGCAGGATTGTTAAAATAGAATCCAAAGGTATACAAGACACGGAAATAAATTCTGATGGTAGTATCAAGCACAAGACCTCTCAGGATTTAATTCCGAAAAACCTGTTAAGCATATCCGGTTTAAAAAGTTAGGAGGGCATATGTTCAGGAGTGAAGTCGGATTAGGATGTCACAAATCACCGAAAGATCGTCGGGACTATTTAATGAGGAACTACGTTGCCGAGTTGAGGTTACCGATAGAGTTCGACTTGACTGAACAGATGACTCAGGCGGAGAATCAGGGAAACGAGGGGTCGTGCGTTGGGTTCGCCAGTAAATCCGTTAAGGAATATCAGGAGTTAAAAGATACAAAGAAAGCCTTGATGCTCTCCGCTCGGTTCATATACGAAGAAGCGAAGAAGATAAGCGGTCATTCCGAGGGAACTACGCTCATGGCTTCCAGTAAGGTCGTGAAGAAGCTCGGAGTACCGCTAAATATCTTCTGGCAGTATGTACCCAATGAAGTCGGAGAGCCGAGAGAGGGGTATCTAGCTAACGCCAAAAAGTTCAGGGTTAAATCATATACGAAGATCACAAATCTACGAGAATTAAAGCAGGCTATCGTTAATCCCGACGTAGGTGCTTCTATGATCGGCATAAACGTTTTCAAGGGTATGATGACGGAGGAGTGCCGTAAAACAGGAGTCGTGCCTGACCCCTCATGCTTAGAGCGGACGAGAGTCTTAGGTGGTCACGCTATTTGTGTTGTAGGATATAAGGATGATTCGCCATATTACGAGGACGGTCATATCAAGTTCAAGAACTCATGGGGTATGGATTGGGGTGATAAGGGATATGGCTATCTGAGCTACAAATACATCAAGGCAAATATGATGGATGCTATAGCGTGGGTGGATATTCTCGGCTCTTTAGAGAAGAAGAGGTTAAGCAAAAATAAGTAAAAAAAATACACAAAAGACTTGACAAACTCTGAAAAATCCGTATATTCATAGATATGGATATACAAAAAGCATTCGGGAAAAATAAAATCAAAAATCATGGTGGGGTCGAGAGAGGTTTATCTAGCGGATTCTCCGTCGGACAAAGTACCCGAATGCTTTGCCCTCTTTTGCCCCACCACCTAATTCGGGAGGTATAATATGAGAACGTGTAAACATCTAAGAGACGATTCCGATAGCAACGGATTCGGCTTTGAGTATTGCCGAGAGACTCTTCGGCTCTGTGGATGTTTAGGGCAGAATCATTTGTGCGAGTGCAATCCGATTCGATTTGAAGAGGGTACTTTTATTGAGTGCCTGAATCTGGAACAGTCGATACATGGGGTGGAGCATGAGTAAGGAAAAAATAGATAGGATATTGGAAGCAGAAAAAGACCGCAGTATAAGGGATTACCGTCTTCTCTGTCGGCAGTTAGAGGCTATGAATCGAGAGGCGGAGAGTGGGTTAAAAGTCATGCAGTCATTAAGAAAGAGGGTGAAGTGATGGAAAACAAGAAACGGAAGAATGAAATCGTGAAGCAAGAGGAGTCAGCGAATACTCCTCAGACAATGATAAATCTCGCCATAAACAAAGGTGCGGATTTAGACAAACTTGAAAAGCTCTTGACGTTGCAGGAGCGATGGGAGAAGAACGAAGACTCTCAAAGCGTATAANGAAGCCATGTCACAGTTCAAGGCGAATNCGCCTAAGATCGACAAGGATAGGACGGTTAAATATAAGGAAGTTAAATATAATCATGCTTCCTTATATAACGTGGTCGAGAAGATAAGTGCCGAACTTAGCAAGTACGGTCTATCAGCGACATGGAACACGAAGCAGAACGGTAACGTCTTGGTAACGTGCAAGATTACCCACTCAAAAGGTCACAGCGAAGAGACGACCTTATCTGCTCCTGCGGATACGTCAGGGAGCAAAAATCAGATACAGGCTATCGGGTCTACGATCACGTATCTACAGCGTTATACCCTACTCGCATTGACAGGGCTTGCGACATTCGATGATGATGACGGTCAGACCGCAGAGGTTGAGTATATCGACGATAAACAAAAGGGTACAATAGTCGATTACATCTCACAAAAAGGCGTAAAGATTGAAAAGTTCTGCAAAGCATTCGGCATTGAAGAACTCGATAGGCTACCCAAGAGTAGGTATCAAGAAGCCGTAACTGCCTTCAAAGCGAGAAAGGATAAAGCATGATTACATCAGAACATAAACAAGGCACTCCCGAATGGTTGGCGGAAAGGGCAGGTATTCCGACAAGCTCAAGTTTTGATATGATAGTCACCACGCTCGGTAAGCCGTCGAAGCAGAGGCAGAAATACCTATATACTCTCGTAGCGGAAAGACTCACAGGCGTAAAGGCTGACCATTACCAAAGTGCTAATATGCAGAGAGGTGTTGAGTTAGAAGCCGAAGCACGAGCGATGTACGAGTTTATCACAGGAAACGAAGTTGCGGAAGTCGGAGCGTGTTTCTCGGATGAAAAGAAATTATGGGCGAGCAGTCCTGACGGTCTTATCGGGAAAGTGGGGGCGTTGGAAATTAAATGCCCCCTGTCGCATACCCATATTGAATATCTTCTCAAGGGTGAATTACCTGCGGCATACTTTGCTCAAATACAAGGTCAGCTTTTCGTAACAGGTCGCAAGTGGGTAGATTTCTTTTCATATTACCCTGCGTTGAAACCGTTACTTATCAGGGTAACGCCAGACCAAGTATTTCTCAAGTCATTAAGGATGGAGCTTGAGATTTTTTGTAAAGAACTGGATACCATAACCGAACAAGTAAGGAGGGCGTAGTGGACAATCAATTACAGGTNCTCGTGAATCAAAGTGGTTTAGAGGCAACTAAGGCACAGGTAATACTTGAAAAGTTTCAAGATTACTTTGCGATTGCTTCTGAGTGGGAAAAGAAAGCTAAAACTTTAGTAGTGACCGATGAAAAGCAGACGGCTGAAATGCAGATGGCGAGAACAGGTCGGCTGTTTCTCAGAGAAAAGCGGATCGCCATTGAGAAAGCACGTAAGGAAAGGCAAGCCGTTGAAAAGAAAGCACGTATTGAAAGAGAACGAATTGAAGCTGAGCGTGCTGAAGAGGCAAGAAAAGCACGAGAGGTAAAAGAGCGACAAGAGGCTAAACTTGCAAATGAGCGAGCAAAGGTAGAAGCGGACAAGAAGAAAGCCGAGGAAAAAGCACGAAAAGAAAAGGAAGCAGAGCGAAAGGAAAAAGAACGTCTTGCAGAATTATTAAAAAATCAGGTTACGTGTCCGAGTTGTGGTCATAAGTTTCAGAGAAAGGAAGGCAAGTAATGATATATAAAGATATCTGCACAAAGCGAGAATACCAAAAAGACGGCAAAAAGAAAGCAAAGTGGTTCAAGGTCGGA